TAGCAGGAACGCCACCCGCAGACGGCGGTGTAGCAGGAACGCCACCCGCAGACGGCGGTACAGCAGGAACGTCAACCGTAGATGGCGGTGCAGTACAAACAGCCTCTGACACTACAGCGCCCGTAACCGATGCGGCAACAACGGGGCAAGCGGCAGATCCTTATGCGCCTACAACAGAGCAGGCGGTAGATCCTTATGCTCAGCAGTATTTTTTATATCAACCCCAGCCACCGTATGTGCCGTACAGACCAATGCCAAGATATAATCCTTATGGTTCGGGACAATTTATGCAGGACTATGGAGGCATTGGTGGATTTGGTAGATATGACTTAGGGCTTGCTGGCTTTCAATATTGATAAGGTCTAACCATGCCACTATCTAAAGTACAGTTTAATCCCGGAGTGGATAAAGAAGGCACAGAGTACACCGCTGACGCAGGATGGTTTGACTCCGACAAAATACGATTTAGAAAGGGTCGACCAGAAAAAATAGGTGGCTGGCAAAAATACATAACCGATGCCTTTCTGGGTATCGCTAGATCATTACATTCTTGGTCTTCTTTAGAGTCAATTAAATATATTGGGGTTGGCACCAATCTTAAATTTTATGTAGCAGAGGGAGCTTCATTTAATGATGTCACTCCAATCAGGTCGACAACTTCTGCTGGCGACGTGACGTTTGCGGCAACAAATGGCTCCTCAACGATCACAGTCTCAGACACAGCACACGGTGCGGTTGTTAATGATTTTGTAACATTTTCAGATGCGGCAACATTAGGCGGTAACATTACTGCAACAGTGTTGAATCAGGAATATCAGATTGCGTCAGTGCCAAACACTAGCAGTTATACGATTGTTGCAAAAGACACTTCTGGTTCAGAGATTACAGCAAACTCTAGCGACACAGGTAATGGTGGGTCATCTACAGTAGGTGCCTATCAGATCAATACCGGACTAAATTCTTTTGTTTCTGGAACGGGATGGGGCGCTGGCGCATGGGGTTCCTCGACGTGGGGAAGTGCAAGCTCTGTGTCTGCCGCTGGACAGCTTCGTTTATTCAGTCAAGATAATTTTGGTGAGGATCTAATATTTAATCCTCGTGGTGGAGGCATCTACTACTGGGATGAATCAAGCGGCACGGGCAATAGAGCGATTAACGCCACGGCTTTAGCGGGTGCGTCAAATGTTCCGACAGTTGCTTTACAGGTCATGGTTTCTGATATTGATCAGCATGTGATCGCTTTTGGAACTAACCCCATTGGCTCGTCTAATATTGACCCTTTATTTGTTAGGTTTTCTGATCAAGAAAATGCGGCAGACTGGACGCCCACAGCAACAAATACAGCAGGCGGCGTTCGGATAAACTCAGGCTCTGAAATAATCGGGGCTGTGCAGGCAAGACAAGAAATATTGATATGGACTGATGTCAGCCTTCACTCAATGCGATTCGTTGGCTCGCCCTTTATTTTTGAATTTACACGGTTGAGTGCTGACGTATCAATGATATCACCTAACGCGGCAGTAAATGCGCGTGGCGCTGTGTACTTCATGGATCGCGGTAACTTTTATGTGTACAACGGATCCGTGCAACCACTTCCTTGCTCGGTCAAAGAGCATGTATTTTCTAATCTAAATCAAGATCAGGCGTTCAAAGTATTTGCCGCAGAAAACAATGCGTTTAATGAGGTCATTTGGTTTTATCCAATAGGCACTGGAAATACAGAAGTTAGTAATTATGTGTCATATAATTATGCGGAAAACCTTTGGGCAGTGGGGACGCTGGCAAGAGGGACATGGATTGGGTACGGCGGACGTAAAAAGCCTTTAGCAACAACTGCTATCGATGGCGGTAGTAATTATTTGTATGAGCACGAAGTTGGCTTTGATGATGATGATCAGCCAATGACGGCCTTTATTGAGTCTGGCGATCTAGAGTTAGGTGACGGCGAATACTTTATGTACATGAGTAGGATACTTCCAGACTTTACGTTTAGCGGTAACTCGTCAGATGCAAGCGCAGATATTGTTATTAAAGGGTCTAATTTTCCCTTAGAAAGCTCCACAACGATATCAACCTCAACTGTCACGCCATCGTCCACACAATCATTTATTAGAAATCGTGCTCGTCATGCGGTTGTTCGCATAGAAAGCAGTGGTTCAGGCTATGGATGGAGACTGGGGACGCTACGATTTGATATGAGACAGGATGGCAGACGATGACATCTAAACGTAATACCCCACTGCCTATTCCCCGAGAAGAATACAGTTATGAAAACGAAGCAATATTTCGTCGGACGATAGAGTTTACATTTCAAACTGTAGAAAACGATGTTCAGTTAGCAAAAACTCAAGGCGATAAAGATGGATCACTTGCCATGCGTCGATTTCAGTTTCTGCTAATGGGTGCCTCATGACTGACGTTATCAAGGTATTAGGTCAGGTAGCTCCCAGCGCGACAACAACAACTGATTTATATACTGCCCCAGACCTTGCTCAAACCACGGTTAGCTCGTTGGTTGTTTGTAATCGAGGAGGCTCTGGTGGGACATTTCGAGTTAGCGTCCATGTGGCTGGAGCCACAGCGGACAACAAGCAATTTTTATTTTTTGATGAGGCGTTGGCGGCAACAACAACAAGAACTGTGGTAATCGGTATGTGTTTAAATCAAGCCGATATCGTAAAGGTTTATGCAAGTTCCGCAGACTTTTCATTTAATCTCTTCGGAGTGGAGACAAGCTAATGATAAATCAACGGCCACCTATGCAGGGCATGGCAAACCAGATGGCGCAGTATGGTCGATTTGGGGACTCTATGCTTGTTCACATGAACCCCGCAGAGGTTCAAGGTATTGCGGCTCTATCGCCAACAGGCTCGCTTACTACTAATCCGGTAACGGGACAGCCAGAAGCATTCTTACCTTTCTTGGCTCCGTTGTTGGGTAGTGCATTTGGTAGCACTATTTTGGGAGCCGCTGGTAGCGTTCTTCCGGGTGCTCTCGGCTCTGCATTGACGGGGATAGCAGGAAACGCGGCATTGTCTAGTGCTATTGGTTCTGGTCTTGCGACCACCGCTGTTACTGGCGATATTGAGAAAGGTATTCTCTCTGGAATTACAGGGTTTGGTTTAGGCAAAGTACTGCAAGGAGGTGCTGAGGCTGTAATGGGTGTGCCAGAGGCGGCAAAGACGACCGCTGAATTAGCAAGCACAGCTAATACAGCAAAGGCGGCGGCTTTACGGGCAGACCCAACAATGACGGCAGAAGCGTTAAGTCAGCTACCTACTGCTACTACTGCACAGCAAGCTCAAGCTGGTCTTGATATAGCAAGGACAAAAGCAGGAGAAAATATTGGCAGTTTATTTATGGATGACCCTGCTAAGTTTGTGAGCGGTGCTGGTAAAGCATTAACGCAATCAGGAAGTTTAATACCTATTGGTATTGGTGAGGGACAGCGAGAAGCGCTAGAAGCACAAGAGCGATTTGAGCGTGACGCTAGACGTTTCGAAAGAGAAAGAGAGGATGAGTTAGCACGCGCACGACTAGGACTCACTACAGCTTTTCAAAGGCTAGAGCAGGATTATCCCGGATATCGACTGGGAGGGTTAAGCATGGGTGGAATAACCTCTGTTAACCCTAACAATTACATGAATAATGTTCGTGGATTGCAAAGGCTTGCTGAGGGAGGTGCGATAACAGAGGACCAGTCTGCTAGGGGAAGAAGAAGAGCAGAGCGAGAAGCTCAGGAAATGTATTCAGATTATATGGGAGCGCCAATTTATTTTGGCCCCGGATCTGCCGCTAATCGTCAGGCTGGCATTAGACCCTCAGCTGTTATTTCTCCAGAACAGCTTCAAGGATATCGTCCCGGATTTGGTCCTGAGATCATGTACTTCCAAGACCCAGTAGTTGCGCCGTCACCACCCGGAGGTCCTACAAGACCCGGAGATCCAGATAATCCTAGAGGTCCCATAGATCCCGGAGATCCTGCAGACCCCGGAAGTCCCGTAGACCCCGGAGGTCCAATCGACGAGCGAGGTCCGGGCAGAACAAGAGGTATGGGCCGTTCTGCTGAAGGAATAGGTGGGTT